GTGATTTTGTAGTGCATGTTTTGTTCCTACAATATTTCTTACCGTTTTTTGCTGCTTATAGAAAGGCTAGGTTTCACGTAGGTTCTGCAATTGGATGTGATATTGATAGTGAAGCATTTGATATGTTTCAACACATGGGTGAAGTTGAAGAACAGATCCCTAGTGTTAAAGCTAGATATATTACAGCCGATTACAAGAACTTTGGACCCACCATTATACATCATTTTGCTGGAAAGATAATTGATATTATCATAAAGTGGTATGAGGTATATGGTGATGTTACCCCCTGTGATGTGATGATGATGCGAAGATTGTTTTCTGTCATGCTTAATAGCGACCACATAGTTTTGCACTATTGGTTCCGCCCACAACAAGGAATATTCTCTGGTAATCCTTTTACTGCAGAATTTAATACCTTTGTAAACAACTTATATATCAGGGCAGCCTGGTTATATGTTTGTGAGCACAACGCACAACTTGCCAAGTTAGTAAAGGGTAACCCCTTTCTACTCTTTCGCAAGTATGTGCGCGTTATTATGTATGGAGATGATCTGGTTGGACGTACTCACTCTCTCCTTTACCCTTTGTTTAACAATGTGACAATAAAAGAGTTTATGGACGCTGCTGGATTGGAATTTACCGATGCTCTGAAGAGACCCACCATGGTCGAAACTGATGAGTTCGATAAAGTATCCTTCCTAAAGAGGACATTTTCTCTACATCCGGAGCGTGCTAATACCATGTTAGCTGCGCTGGATATTGGCACCATACGTGACATGATTTGTTATGTAAGGGGTAGAGGCGAGACTGATTTAAAATCTGTCGTGATTGCGAAGGATGCAGTAAGGTTCCTTCATGGCCACGGTCGTACCACGTTTGATGAAATGCGTGGGAAGATTGTATCTTTCTGTAACAACAGTGACTCTTCTATTCTTCGGAATGCAGAGTTTATGAGTTGGGATCAGGTTGATACACAGATTTTTGACGCCCAGGATGAGTTAGTTAGGAGTTTGCTTAGTGATGTTTAAGTTAGTTGAGTAAGTTTGTTGTAATTTAGTTTAAGACATTGATTTGATCACAATCGACTATGCCCCCGGTGTATAGTGTTTGTGTGATTCTCAAACAAAAAAAAATTCAAAACCACTTTTTAGTGCAAAAATACTTTTAAGTTTTAGTTTTAGTTTTAGTTTGTAAGTTTTTCTTTTGTGAGCTCTTTGGCATTGCTCACCATTTCTAAATTAATTGGGACTTTTGGCTTGTCCCTCCCTCCTTTAGGT